GAGTCTCGAACCCGACAGCAAAGGGAGTTAGTTGATTTATGTTTAATCCAGGCATGTTATTCTCCTATTAAGCAAGATTAATTATATTTGATGGTTACACCATCGGTTAGATGTAAAGCCCTTACGGCACTCTACAAATCTATTTATACTCCAGTACTACCAATACCGCCATCACGGTCAGTTTTTTGTACTGGTTTTTCTGTAATTTCTACAAACTCAGATGTGATTACTTTTGTTAATTTACATTGGGCTAATCGTTCACCGTGTTCTACGGTAACCAAACTGTCTGATACATTGATTACGATAATATGAGTTTCCTCCACATAATCACTATCAATGATTCCAACACCGTTTACTAGATGTAAACCTTTCTTCGTCGCAACACTTGAACGAATATACATTTCAATACAATAGCCATCTGGGATATCAAAGATTAGGCCTGTTGGGATAAGGGCTCTTTGCATCGGTTGAATTACTATTTTACCGTTCTTAACTACGAGTGGAATTTGCTTATTCCACGCATCGTAACTTTTAATTCTTTCACGCGCGGGAATTTCACGTGTGGGAATTCCAGGCACGGATTCGAGGCACGCTTTAACATCAAAGCAAGCTGAGCCTAAAGTTCCGTAGGTTGGTATTTCTGCGGTTTCTCTGCATTTATATACATTCATTATATATTCTTCCTTCAATTAATGTCAATAGTTATTTCTTACCAATATTATATTTAACAGTCAATTCCCATTCATCTTTTTCTTTAAAAGAAATGATTTTAATTTGATTGAGAGAAGCAACTGGATCTTTACTCTTTTCAGCATTTACAAGTTTAACAAGTTCCCATTCTTCTAACAAATTCACAATCGTATTACGGCGCGAAATATCATCTTCAGTTAATGTGTTATGCTTTCCATCCAAAATAAACAATTCTTTAAAATGCAGAATTGCATATCTACCCTTCTTGTGAAGGATGTGGCATGATTGATATAATTTTTTTTCTTTTCGACTTGAAATGCCGATTCGCGTTAAAGTCTCTTTCACCTTTAAGAAGCTATCTTGCGTAGGTAACTCAACTTCTACACCGACTCCTTTGAAAATATCTAAACTGTCCATGATGCATATTCACCTTTATTAATATTATTAGTAGTTAATGGTAAATAGTATACCATATAAAGTTATTTATTGTTTTCATAACTTTAACCACCAATATTCATTTTATCGTGGACAGCATTGAGTTGATCTTTAGATAGTGCTTTAAAATATTGTTTTGCTACGGTTCTATTACATTGATATACATGCTGAATTACGTCAAGATCTTTATCCTTATCAGCTTTAGGCCATTTAGAAAATCTTTTACGTTTTCTTAAAACGGATTTATAATAATCGAATTGAGCGGCATAGAATAATCCATGGCGCATATTCATTTCGTTTGCATGCAAAATAGTATCTTCAAAATTTACAAAGCCGCGATTAACAATATATGCATTATATTGTTTTTCTGTATATTCTGACTGATCACTATCACGAATAACGTCTTCTTTAGTAAAAGACGCAGCGTTCATAAAATCAAATGGGTTCAGGTCTTTCATCAAGTATTTCCTTAAGCTCTATTGATAATTTATTAAAATCAAGGCCACATGTTTCGCAAAGATTTATTTTATGTTTACCATCAGCAGTATTCATTTCAACAGTCCAAGCTTTCTTTTTTGTTGTCTTTGCGCCACAACCAAAACACGTTTTATTAAACATTAAACAAACTCTGATTCAATCATAACTTCAGTTAGAAAGGCAACCATATTAATTTCTTGGTCGGCAACTAATGAAGACTTGTACATATAATCGGCAAGAGTAACAATAAATCCGGCTTGGCTTCTGAGTTCTACTTTGCCATTCATAGCATCGTAAATACGACGAAACATTTCGTTCATATCTTGATCAGAATTTTTAGCAACCCATTTACGCATATCGGTAAATTGTTTAGCCTTAAGCATTTTGAATACTTCATCAATAGATTCTTCTTTCAAATTAACAAAGATACCTTCGTCAATTTTACCAGATGCAGCATAAGATTGTAGTTCAGTTAATACTCTTCGGAAATCTGGAAAGTGTTTTTCAATTACTTTACCAACAACTGGCTTAGAATATTCAACGCCTTGATCATCAAGAATAGCCATTACACGTTTAAAGAATTGCATTGCCATTTGTGGCTTTTCTTTTGTATCAATAGAAAAGTCTACTTCAGACAGTCTTGAACGCAATGGAGCAATAATACGATTCTTGAAATTACAAGTAAAAATAAATCCACAGTTTGAAGAATACTCTTCAATAAAATTACGAAGAGCAGGTTGAACATTTGCGGCATTAAGATAATCTGCTTCATCAAATATAACATACTTTCGGCCTGTACCTGATAAAGATACTGCGGATGCAAAAGTAGAGATGTCATATCGGAGGGTATCAATATTAACGTTAAGCGAGCCATTCTTTACAATATAGTCACAGCCCAACTCTTCGAGCATTGCCTTGGCAACAGTTGTCTTACCTACGCCTGGTCCGCCTGTTAATAATAGATTAGGAACTGATCCATCTTTTACAAACTTACGGAAGGTTTCTTTCATTTGTTCTGGAAGTATTGTATCTTCAATTACTTGAGGTCTATAGCGTTCTACCCAGAGCACTTCATTTGATTTAGATTGTACTGTCATAAGTCACCATAATATAATAATAAAAAATATTGAGAAACCGCGGGGAACCAATCAGGACGATTAGTCCCCGCTTCTCGAGAAGCAGTTGTTAACTAATTAGCTAACAACTTTGCTGGCTAGTTCGCCAGCGCCTGCAGTATCAACACCTACTTCTTGCTGAGCAATTGAGCTATCGCCCTGCTGCTGTTGAGGAGTATTCTGTCGTAGATATGCTTCGAGTTTATTTCGCAACATACCAATACCTGCTAGTTCCTGTCCTTGGAAACCGCCTCGGGTAGACACAACATCAATCACTTGCATCAACGTTGACAGATCGCCAATGTTAATTACAACTTCTTTTTCTTCTTGTTGTCCCTGTCCCATCATTTGTCCCTGTTCCATATTATTCACCTTTCTTATAAGTCGACTTTGAATCAATTGCCACATAATATGTGACGTCCTTTCCTTTGAATTGCGAGATACCTTTTGAACAAAGGGTTACTTCGTAATCCATCGGCATTAGTTTAAGATTATCAGTTTTAATGATAATGTTAAACGTATCTACAGTTTCTCCAATTTCAACGCCAAAGTCATCTGCGTTTTGTTGAACACTGTCGATAGCTCTTAGATAACATTTGCCGCCTTCGCCTACAAATGCAATTTCAGAGAATTGTAATACCCCTGCAGCTTTCTGCACGGTCGATAATTCTTCACCTGTAACATTAACTGTTACATCAGCTTGTGGAATTACGATTTCCTTTTCTGGTGGTGTATGAATCATCGAAAGATCAGCATAAACATATTTAGTACGTCGTTTGCCTTCTGAGATAATAAAGTATTTATCCATAAATTCCACGTTGGGATCATTATATAAGGATAAAATTGATAGAAACCTTGATAGATCATAGATACACGCATTTGATGGCAATTCATCAGGAATGTCTGCAATAGCAATCAAGGTTTTTTCTGGAGTGATTGTCTTAATTTGCTTTCCAGCTTTCAACAAGATAGACTTGTTAATTGAAGTAAAGCTTTTTAGGACGGTCAATGTTTCGTTAGAAAATTTCATAATGTAGATTTCTCCGGTTTCTTTGTTATTGATGGTATATTATATACTACTTACTTTGTTTTGTCAATAGATTTGTAAGACTTTTTACTAGAAGATTTGTCTGCAGTAGCAGATGCACCTATTTGACCTAGAGTTGCCATATTACCTTTAAAGATATAAGAACCAACATGATTCAGTTTCATCCAAGGACACATCCATACTGTAAGACCGGCTTGACGAGCCATTTTACAAAAGAAGTAATCTTCAGACAGATACCGTTTCGATTCAGGATCAATTATACAATCAAAGTAGGCATGAATCTCTCGAGAACCGTCAAATGCATCTGTGCGTACATGATCTGGTTTATATGATAACTCTGGATAAGCATCTTTATATTTCAACAAAGCATCCTTAGTTATTAACATAAACCCAGTTCCGCCTTCTGCAACTTCGACTGGTTCTGAAAGTTTAAATTGTTTAATTCCTGCCACAGGATTAAAAACAAAATCTGATGTATATTGTTCTAACTCAAACGGATTATTTACCCCTATACCATTTTGAGCAGCCGTAGCAACCTTTTCCCAGGCAATTGTCTTCTTGGGATATGGACCACATACAATATCATATTTTTCTGGTTCTGAAATTTGTAATGCCAAGAGCGCAAGCGCATCCCTAGGATCAAAACCAATATCAGAATCAATGAATAGTAGATGAGTACAATCAGATCGCATAAATTCGTCTACAATATAATTCCTTGCTCTTTGTACTAAACTCTCATTAAACAAAAAGTAATACTTCATTGGTATTTTATGAGTAGAACACATCATACTTAAATCGTTAGTTGACTTAGTATATATGCCTGCGCACTGACCGCCATACATAGGTGTACCAATAAACAGTTTTTGTTTTTGTAATTCTTCAGTCTTTACTTCTAACTTCATACTATAATTTGCTCCAAATCATTTTCTGCTCGCTGAATTGATTGTAGTCTAAGAACATCAGCTAATATATCCCATGAGCTATCATGAGCTTTAAATACAGAATCCCACTTCTCATCATTTGCACAAGGCGCGAATCCGTTCTTCTTTAAAGTAAAATCAAACTTTGCATCAATATAAGTTCTTGTATCTCGTACAGTCCAAAACTTAAGGTGTTGCTGTAAATGTGCTAGCTTGTCTTGCGACTGAAATAGTCTATCAAGAATGATAGGATCAAAGGTATTAGACCTTGACCACCAATACTTGATCTTAGGACCTTCAATCAAAAAGTCAGTGAACTGTTTAACAAAATCAGCAACAGAAAGATCAGAAGTTTTAGGCGAAATATTTGCCCTTACTTCTTTGCTCTGCTCACCCCAAAACTTTAGAGTACTTTCGTCAATTTTCCAACCATAGTCTTTAACTTGTTCTGAAATATTTAGCTTAAACTTTTTACATTTTGAAATGTCAGCTAAAGTATAAGGATCGTCAGAGACCATTTTTTCCCAATTAAATACCATTACTGATACATCAATGACAGCACATTTGTTTACGTCCTGCCCCATTGTTTCAAAATCAAAAATTAAATCATTTCGCATGTGTTATTCCTAAATATTAAATACTATTATAACAAACTTCTACAAGAATGTCAATGGTTTTATCCAAAGAATTCTTCTAAATTTGGAGTTGTATCTTTACCATTAGGATCCAGTTCCAATAATTGCTTGAAGTTGTTCTGTCGAAGGTAAGTAGTATCAGACAGTTTTAACTCAGTATTAAGGAACTTTTGAATCTCGAGATGCATATCTCTTGATGTAGGTACTGGACAATTCTGTGCGATATGATTCATCTTCTTTAATCCATGAAGCAATTCAAAATCTTCAGGGAAACCCATCATATGCAAAGCTTCACGAATAGTCAAAGATCTTTCTTCTTCAGGATGAATTGTATCAACCATGTTACGACCAATAACAGCATTCATATATTCGCCGAATACATGTACTGACCCATCCCATACGCCTTTGCCATCTGCGTACTTCATCATAGCATGATCTGAGTATTTAACACCTTTCTCATTACCAGTTTTATGGAACCATTCGTTAGCTTCTTTCATCCAACCTTTTTTGTTTACATAGTTCAGAGTAGTCTTAACGCCTTCTTCTACCATTAACTCACGAATATTTCTATTCGTCTTAGTCTTAATAAAGTTGTAGTAAGGTTCGTCAGGAACATTCTTATTAATGATAATATCTTGATGCAAAGCATCTGCTGGAATTTCTTGAAGGTATTCTTTAAAATTCTTTCGGTCTCTATTATACCAATTCATTACAGGCGAGGACTCTGACTTCCAGCCGATTGCAAAGGACCTGTCGCGTCCCTGTGGTACACCGTGAAACCTAGTTGATGTTTTGTACAGGGTCAAAGAGTAACCCCTCTCAGCGCATATTTTATAAAGGTTATTCGCAACTGGACGACCTTTATTTGTAAACAGCGCAGGAGCATTCTCAACAATAACAACCTTAGCTCCAAGAATATCAATGCCATCTTCAAATACTTTATACATCCATTCGTTCTTAGCGCAGCCTGCGCCTTTTGATTCGACCGACGTACCAGTATTCAATTGAGATAGAGCAGCACAAGGTGGAGTACCTGAGACCACATCTACTTGAGTGATTTTAGCATTGTCATCACCTAATAGAATATAAGGAATATCCTTTCTACCTAAAGTGTTTTGTTGATAGTTAACATAATGGCTATCGTTATCCTGAAACCCATCGTAAGAATAGATTGCAGTAGGCGGTTTACCAAATGCTTTCTCTGCTCCTAGCATCTGACCACCAATTAGCGGTATCAGGGGAGCCCATGTTATTTCTCTTTTACTCATCCGAAAAAATCCTCAAGTGAAGCAGCTACTTTAATTTCGTATTTAGATATATCAGGGCTGATATAATCCGCATCCATAGCTGACATTATTTTATTGTTCAAAAAAGTTCCATCATATACTTCAGGAGTACAAATTAACTTTCGCAATCCTTTAATAACAGTTTGGTATTCTTCTTCATTATTTAATAGCCTAGCCATTCTTTCTCTCAATTCCTGTGGTGACTTAGGCCGTAAAAACTCAGGAATAGGCAAGTGACCTTGCTCATCATATGTAGGGTGTAAGAATGGTATTACACCAGCATGAATCATTTCAATATACTTTGAAGTTACCCAGCCCTTTGCGATTGGAATAATAAAAGTAAACTTAACATTGTTCATTTTACTCATAACATCATCGAGATGTATAGAACCTTTAAACCGTGCATCTGTTTCAGCTGCTGCATGTTCCCACTTACCATATATCTCAACGTCTTTAATATCGTTAAGTACCCACTCCTCTAATAGCTTATATCTTGAAGGCTTACCTTCGTTTAATATAACCATGAATGGTATACTACGAT